CCAATCCAGTTTTGCACGCCCGTCACGGGGTCAACTAATAGGGGTTTGAAGTGAAATACCTGAGAGCAATCTATCTTTTTAGAGATGACTACAGCCCCTAGTAGATTAATCAATTCTAGTTTTACCGTTAATAAGTCCAAACGATAACCATTAATATCAAATATCAGGTTAACATTCGCCCCTTTATTAATCAGCACACCATTAGCTGATACCGATTCACCATCAGCAGACCTGAGATAAAGTAGTTTCCCCGCAGGCTCCCGCTCTAATGGCAATGTAATCAAAGCATCACACTTTGTATTGGTAAGCATTATCTCAGTAGGTTTAACCCGTGTAGCAATATTAATCACACAATTCTTAGTGTAATTCCTACTCTCACTACCACTCGTTTTCTGCATTCCCCAATCAACCCCAAAGGTGGGGCTAATCGTTTCCACACGGGATACAGTTGTTTGTTTACCCATCCGCCATCTAGTAATACCAAGATAGTCTGCTGTTATTTCAGGTATTTCCGTAGTGGCTGTAGTCGTTGGCCGTGTATATTGCGATACCATCTAATCACCTCCTATGGATCAAGTTGATAAAGAGAGCCAGACTGAATCACTAGATTAGGGTAGGAGACTCCTGGTACAATATTCAAATTAACCGCCGGCACTAGCGGACTAAACATCACGTATTGACCATCAATAAAATACTGTAAATGAGTGATAGACCCTTGGCTACCTGATACCACATCGAAACCCACATCAAGAGTTAATTCTTGTGATGCGAAAGCAGATGTATTAAAGATAGTAGAATTTCTCTCTAAGATTTTTCTACTATAATTATTTCCTACTGGTTCTGTGCCTATCGCAGTTGGAGTCGGTGCGGTTGTGGTATAGCCAATTTCAAATTGACTAGACGTAAACTCTAAAGAAACACCTCTATAACAGTGATTCAAGATAGCATTCTTTAACCACATACTAAAGTGAGATGACGCTAGGAAATTATGGTTATAACCACCGGCTAATAATACCAATTGGTCATTAAGTTTAATTAACTCCTGGTCGGTACAATTTGCCCATGCAAACGGACTAGGAGCTGCATTGGAAACATAGAACCCAATAGCGTAAGTTTGCCCTGTATAACCCGTTGAGATAGGGAAGGTTACATCTCTAGCCAAGAGAATTGATCCAATAGTTGGCGGGTCAAAATAAGTTGTCTCCAATTGGTCCACAAATACTTTTATAGATTCATAGGAACCTATAAAACAAACCGCCAGAGCGATATTTTATGGTATAATTAAGAAGTAAAAATCCCCTCGCCGGTTGATGCTATCAACATCGGGACCGCAGGGGAAGTAACCTAAGTGAGAGGTCACATGAGTAATTTATCAGTATTCCGGTTTGATGGTCAAGATGTGCGATTCGTAGGGACACCTGATAAGCCTGAGTGGGTGGCTCAAGATGTTTGTAATATTCTAGGTATCCAAAACGCAAGCGACGCAATTAAACGATTAGACGACTATCAAAAGGGTGTAGCTAGTGTCTATACCCTTGGTGGAAACCAAAAGATGGTAACAGTTACAGAAGCTGGACTTTATGCTTTGATATTCACTAGCCGAAAATCAATAGCTAAAGATTTTCAGCGATGGGTATTTGAAGAAGTATTACCCGCTATCCGTAAAACTGGACAATACAACTCAGGCGGTCGAAAAAACATAATCTGGTTTGATAGATACCAATTATTCAAAGAACGGTCAAGAATCCCGCCCGGTTATTTCTCCATTTTTGGGGAATTAAGTCATACTTTAATATCTGATTTTGAATCAGCAGGTTATGTCCTGCCAGATAATTCAGGGATAGACATTTCTGCTGGTAAAAGATGGTCTGATTATGTTGAAAGTAAATACCCTCACGTCGAAAAACTCAGGATGAAATATAAACATCATTACCCCGATCAGCGAGGCGTTCGAGATGCTTTTATTTATCAAGATTGTTTGTTGGCTGAGTTTAGGAAATGGCTAGAGTTTACCTATAAGATCAATCATCTCTACACCTATCTAAAGAAAAAAGACCCCAGAGCAATAGGGATATTAAGCGACCTATTACAGGTGCAACTATCAGGTAATTTATTTGATTTGAAATTACTCAACTAAACAAAAAGAAACCAACCATGGGAACTAGGTTGGTTTTTTACCTCGTAACATCTATATCTCAAGGAATACTAGCACATCATGTTAAAATGTATTCATCGAAAATATCCTAACAATTAATTCCCTGGAGCGATCCAGGTTTTATCTATGACAGAAGAATCCACAGAATATATCACATCCGAATCACCCGAACCAGAAGAAAAAGACCCGATCCGCCGCCGGATCACGATCAGAGATGACGTTTATAAACGGTTAAAAATAGCATCAAAGAACCGGCATGAAACACCTAACCGGATTGCACAAGATGCTTTTAAGTGGTATCTGAATCAAGAAAAACTAGAAATGTGATATAATTCTAAGGTTAATTTCTTGTTGTTTTTACCTTTGAACAAACACCTATCGGCGAGTGATAGGTGTTTTTATTTGTGGTAAAATAATTATTATTTATTATAAAAATATGGCAGAAAAACTTATTATTATCACAGATGACTTACTAGACGAATCAGACTTATTAGCAATGGCTACTATCTCCCAAAGTGAAGTAAATAACATCGCTAAAGAATTAGAAAAAGAATTACCAAAGGAACTAAAAGGAATCACTAATGCTAGAGTTCAACAAACTATACAACAAATACAAGAGTAATGGAAAATTTATACCGCCGGCAACTATCGAGAAAAGTGAGAAAACTATTACTTCCTCCACTAATCATCGCATTGATATTCTCAACGACGATCTGATCGCTAACCGTATTTCACTCCAGAAGTGGGAAAAGGAATTTGCCAAGGAATTAAAAACACTCCATGTAAAGCGGGCGTTAATCTCTAGGGGCGGTAAGAATATCGCTACCCCTGAAGACTGGTTAAGTATTGGGCGTGATTTAAAGTCTGAGTACAAATATTTACATCAGATGGCAACAGAGATTAAAAATGGCACGGTGTCACCGGCACAATTAAAAGCTAGGACTAAACTTTATACGGAGAGGTCTAGGTTAGCCGGTGAGACGATGAAACAAGCCAACGCTAAAGAGTCTGACTTGGTGTACATGATGAGAAAACTAGGGGCAACGGACCGGAATTGTGGGGAATGCTTGAGTTATGCGGCCGCTGGTTTAAAGCGGATTGGTGAACTACCTTTGCCGACCGTTGCCTGTTCTTGCCGGGCTAATTGTAAATGTTCTGTACAGTATTTTGGATCACGGGTAAGGGGACTATGACATCAACCTAAATTTCTTGATGAGCTGATCTGACATGATCGCCCGGTTCTTCCTGTTGTCCCAGTATTTTTTGTAATGACATTTCTTATGGCACTTGGAGCAAAGAGGCACAATGTCTATGCCGATCCTTTCCTTTCCTAAGTTGTCATAACTCAGATGATGACATTCAGTGCATTTGTCCCCACATCCTACACACCGATTATTGGTCATACTAAATGTTTTTAGCCTTAACGCCCGCCATCTATCTGATTGGATATAATCTCTATACTTTGTACTATGGGAATGTTGCTTGGGTTTTCTTCTCATAATATTGTCCTTTGTTTTTAATATTGTATCATGAGTTGGACTAATAGTAACACGCTACGAGCCGGGCCGGTATCTGGTCCAGCCGGTTGTTATATATTGTTTTTGTGGTTTTATAAAAATCTTTTGAATAAGTATTGACAATTCAAAAGATTTTATTTATATTGGTTTTATTGAAACAAGTTTAGCGACTCCGGCTTAAGGGAGAGGAAAAAAGATGGTTAAGTTTGAGGTTGGTACTGTTTACTATTCTTTATCCATAGTGAGTGATCATGTATTTGCTTATTCCGTTATTAAACGGACCGCCAAAACCGTCACCATTAAATGTTTGGCGACAAATGAATTAATCACAAGAAGGATTGAGCTTAGTTACAGAGATGAATATGAGATGGTTTACCCCGACGGCAAATATTCGATGGCATCTAGTTTGGGTGCTAAGGATACAAAAGCCCCTAGGCAGGTTAGAGACATCCCGAATGAAACGCCTTTCAATCAAGATAAGTTTTTTAATGGCGTTTATCTTGACCCCGCTGTAGAGTTTTAACCTAAAATAAAAACACCTCACCGCCTTTAACCGGGCGGTTTTTTTATCGCATCGGCGATATTTTTTGTTATAATATTAGATGTAAAGTTACCCAGCATTGCAGAAACAATCTGGGTACGGCCAAATAAAATTGAGGTTTACATGGCAAGTAATATTATATCGTTTGATGGGTTCCCCGAAGAAATTAGAATGACTGAAGATGGACGTTATTCTGTTTTGGATGTGATTAAGTTTTGTGGAAAGAAGAACCCTAGAGACTCTTGGAGTGTTGTCTCTAAACAGTTTTCAGAAGTCGTCGAAAAAACCGACAGCTATAAATTCCCTGGAAAAGGACAGCAGTTTACTCCCGTCGCTGGCCGTGAAGGTATTTTATATATCATTGGTCTATTACCTGGATCAATCGGGCGAGCCTACAGGCAAGAAGCGGCGAAAATATTTTTACAATTTATTGATGCCTCTCCAGAATTAGCAGAAAGTATTATTGACCGTGCTAAACCTGAAGACCTGGAAAGAATCGAGGCAAGGTTAAAGAGTAAACAGATACGGGTTTCTTTTACGGCAGTATTACAAGATCATGGCGTTAACAGCATCGGTTATGGATTATGTACCAATGCAATTTATATACCAGTATTAGGCGGTGATGCTAAACAGATCAAGTTAGCAAAGGGACTAGGCAAGAATGACAATATCAGAGATAACCTAGACCTTTTTGAGCTGGCATCGGTTGGTTTTGCCGAAGCATTGGCTTCACGGAATATCAAAAAAGCCAATGCACAAGGGAACAATCAATGCCAGAAAATAACAGAAGAATCCGCCAAGAAAGTTCGGGCGACATTTGATTAGATACCACTAGACCCAAAACCACACTCACCCCGGCTAGTACCATCCAACTCATCCACAACCCATAACTCACCTCTTAGCACAGAAACAAAAACCATCTGTGCTATTTTCATGCCTACTTCAATTTTAAACGGGCTTAAACCGTGATTAATCAGAATAACGCCTATTTCCCCACGATAACCAGAATCAATCGTTCCAGGGCTATTTAACACTGTAATCTGATGATTTAAAGCCAATCCGCTCCGAGGTCTAATTTGTGCTTCGGTGTATTCTGGTAAAGCAATTTTCAACCCGGTCCCAATCAATCCACTTTCACCCGGCCCTAATAACTTTTCCTCCACAGAAAACAAGTCCATGCCAGCATCAAATTCATGGGCGTATTCTGGACACTTCGCCAGCGGGTGGACTTTTTGTATTTTGATATTAATATACATTTACCAAGGAATGATTATTTATTCATTACAGATGTTCTTATTATATTATAAAGCAAATTCTGTCATCTCTGTAATTAATACTAGGATAGACTCTCAGCGATTCGCTACCTGCGTGAATGATATGCGTTCGCAACAAATACCGACGGCTACGATCAACCTTTTCCGTTAGCGTTACATTTCGTTACATTTTAAGTTGACTTAGCAAAATACATTTTTTGTCAGGCGTGCAAACCGCACCTAGTATAGATTATACCAGATCACCGCAAAGGCGAATAAAAATTGACTTTTGACTAATTTATCTCAGGTATTTTGGGGATGGTAAATAAAAAAGGACCATAACGGCCCATGATTATTTTTAAATTAGTCCAGGTGATTAAGCAATTATTCTTAGTCAGGCAGATCAAGAAGTCCACTTGTGACTAATGCTTCGGTAATACATTTTCTGAGAAAAGCGGGCCTCTCTTTGGGTGGGATTTTGTTTAAAGCGTCTTCTACCTTTTGCTGGAGGCGGATCGCAGTCATCTTTTTAGATAATCTGTCGCCAGGTATGATCAACGGCCCTTCCGCTTTGAATGAGGTTAGGGTTGCTGGACTTCCTTTGGGGTTTCTAGTTACCATTTGTTTCTATCCTTAATATATATAGTTCTCAGGTTAGCACGGTTATCTATGTTTTAAATGATAAGCAAAGATGTTGGATTTTGTTGAAGGGTATAAATAATTTATATAGATTCGTTTAGTTAAAATACAGATAACCGTGTAATAATGAAAAACATAGAAACAAATTAAAAGCGACTCCGGCTGACGGGAGAGGGAAATAAAATGAAAAACTTAAAAGTATTATTGGCCCAGTTAAAAGTAGCAAAAAAATATAACAACAAAACTAGGGTTGTTGGTCTGCTACTAGAAATCACTTATAATGAACCTGTAGTTAAACCAAATCCTGAGTGTTCTCAGATCGCCACAACCGCTAAATATTATGCTGATGTGTTTACATTTCTTTTAAACGCTGTCAACAAAGAAATCCAAAAGCTAGAGTCTCAACCCGTAATAACTCCCGAAAGAGAAAAAGCCTGTAAAATAGCAGGCGAGCTATTTATGGCAGGGACTCCAAAGGAAAAAGTAAAAATAGCCCAGAAGTTAAGAATCTGGGGGACGGGTCCCCAAGTTTGCTGGGCTGTTGACGTGATGAAAAGAAACATCGGATGGACGACCAATGCTATCGAAAAAGGGTTATTACCCAATAACGTCCAATACTTTATTAATCATTCAAAAGATTTATCTCAACAGGTATTATTAGACCCTGAAGTAATATTCTAATAAACCCGCCCTGGGTATGGCGAAAACTGCTCAAGTACAAAGAGGAAAAATGAACAAACCAGAAATACCTATCCCATTGTCAGAAATGACACGGGAACAATTAGAGGAGTCGGTTAAGCGACTCCTAAAAGAAAACGAAGCCCTGTTTAAGACTGTGACTAGTCTTAGGCAGAAGAATCAGAGGCTAGAGCAAGAGTTAAATAAACTGACCAAATAAGGCATAAAACAATGACAATGACACCAAACAGACCAGACCTAAAACTTTGTGATCATCTCCTGGAATTACACAAGAGGAATAAGTCAACGAAAGAGCATATACTGTTTACTCGATTGCTTGACGAGGGCGGATTAGACTCTGAAACAGCAGAGGAAATTATTAAGAGTCAGATACTTGACCCGTCCGAAATGGAAGAAGTTAAGTTGACGAAGAAGTTTATTGAAAATATTTTGCAAATGATGGAAGAGGAAAAACAATGAAACAAGGCGATATTGTTGAGTTTACAGATAACCCTTGGCATAGCGTCTCCAAATGGGAAGTCGTATCTGTCGGGGAGAAAACAGTATCAATCTCCAAAAGATTTAAAAACGGACGACTAGCAAAACATCCTATAACTATTCCTACCCATCGAGTGAAAATAGTTAATACCTAACCGTTCCTATCCCAGCATCAAAGAAAGGAATAGAGAACACACTAAAGGCAATAGCAGAACTCATGACCGTATCATCATGACCAGCTATTGCCTCTCTTTTTCTCCTTGTACCATTGATTGATTCTCTGAAATTAAGTAGTTCAGATTTTAACTCACAATCAGGATAAATCATCTGATCACGCTCCAGCAACAATAATAATCTATCTGTGGCGACAATCTTAGATGATTCAGTGGTATTCACAGCCTCAATCTTACACCACGGCATCTTGTTTATTAAATCCTCAAGTATTAACCGCCCGCCTGAATTAGACTCAACTCCCACAACAGACGGGCGATATTGACTCAATATTTGTACCGTATTCACTAGATTATAATCTTTGCTCTTGTTATTCTCTCTATACATCCTAACTAATTGGTATGGATTAAAACTAACATCCCAAATAGTTAGACAGAAATAATCAGAGCCACCAAATGCCGGATCAATGCCGGCTATGTATTTTCTACCTTGCATAGCGTTCTGGAATACGCCTCTAGCACCTCTTAATACTAATTCCTGTGGATAGAGTGCGTTTACTGCTTCCTCAAAGTTTAGGTCATATTCTCTCTGTAATTGAGCGTCGGTTAATTTCTGCCTGTCCTTCACTTTCTGTAAGTAATTCTCATCAGAGGCATAAACCGGGTGAGATTTCCAGTGTACAAAAAACTTACACCAATGATTATCAGTCCAATATTGGACAGGTGGTAATTCTCCTGTCCTGATGCCTCGGCAAATATTTAATATTTCTTCTGATTCGTTCCCCTCTCGTAACATCTCCCAATAGAAACCTTGTTGACCATTTGGGGTACTCATTAATATTGTTTTAGCTTTATCACCTAGCATGGATGTAGCTGGCTGTGCTGATGCGTAAATCGTTTCTACCCCTTCCACAAAAGCACATTCATCAAATACTACTACTGCCACCGAAGGAATACCACGGGCGGCGTTAGGTGTTGATGGTTTAAAGATAATCCTGCCACCATTCAATAACTTTAAATCTTTTTGGTTGTTAGTTTCAAATGCTAAATCAGGATAGGTGACAATCATATCTCTTACCCGTTTGGCGATGTCACTAGAGTCTGATTGAGTTTTGGAGAATACCACTGCCACGAAACCAGGATCGTTTGATGCCTGCCATAACAACCAGTTACCAATAAATTCTGTGGCTCCTAATTGCCTTGACTTGCATAAAACAATACCAGAATGCTTTTCTATCTGTTCTAAAAACTGCTCCTGCCAATCATATGGCGTGAATGGTATCAACTCACGTCCCGACCGTATCTGGCATTTCTTAGCAAATTCTACCCATGATAATTTCTCTTTAGTCTCAGATGATTTTATTTTATTCTTTAAAAATCTTGTGGCTGATGCAGTGGTTAATGGCGTTAATAGTTCTCTTGTTGAGCGTGAAGATTTCTGCATTATAATTATAGAAATTAATTAGTTAAAATATATCTATGATTATATGTGGAATTGATCCAGGTTTGAAGGGTGGAATAGCTATTATAGACGGCAATAAAACGTTTACTTATCCTGTTCCTATTTCTGGTAAAGATATAAATGTTTCGGCGTTGATAGAGATATTAAGAAGTCATAAAGTTGAGTTAGCGATCTGTGAGTTGGTTCACTCTATGCCAGCGTTTGGAAAGGACGGGAAAAGAACTCAAGGTATTGCATCGGCTTTTACTTTTGGCAAAGGTTATGGCATGGTTTTAGGTGCTGTGATGGGTGCGGGAATACCATTAGAATTAGTAACACCTCAGAAGTGGAAAGGATCGGTATTGAGTGGTACGGCTAAGGATAAAGATGCGGCGATAGATTTCTGTACCAGACGTTATCCGCAGGTTAATTTAATTTTACCAAGATGTAGGAAACAACATGATGGTATGGCGGATGCTTTATGTATTGCTCATTATGGGTTGTTGATTTATTTGAGGGAAGCGGCGTAGGATATTCAATAAAAAACCAGGCGGTTAAGCCTGGTTAAAGAAGGAAAGAAGCGAATATTAATGGATGATAACTTTGTGGGTGCGAAAGGTCGTCCAAGGACGAGTAGGAACCCAGTCAACAGAACAAGTAGCGGAGTCTTCCATTAGGAATTTACAAGACTTCAATAGATTATCTCTATTTTTAGTGGCAGGACGAATCCATCCGTCAAGAGTTTTATCAACAGAGAGTCTTTTACCAGATTCTTTGGTAACAAAACCAATCTCTTTCCAAGTGCCATCGGATGGCGACTGAACAGAGATCAAGAATTTAAACTCAGGACGAGCGATAGTAGAAACATTAGAAGTAGCAGCGGAAAAAGTAGAAGTAGTCATAGTTGCCTCCTCGGCTAAACGATTAATAACAATATAACTACTATCTTTTGATTTGTCAATACATTTTCAAAGATTTCTTTTTTTCTTTATGTATCAATGCTTTTGGTGCTTCTCGAAACAAAGGGGCCTCTTTACATAATGTCCCCTTGTTTTTCTTTTGGGTTAAATAGCTCCATCCGGCAACCCTAATAATTGATTAAGAGTAGGAAGTGCTAACGGGTCTTTACCTTTTAAATACTTAGGGAATTGAGTTGTTTTGTAGGTTAGTTGCAACCATTTCCTGAAAATAGCCAATACTTCATCAGAATAAACGTTGGCTTTTACTACCCGTCCATCAGGATAATAATGAGTATAAAGTTTGGTTATTTTCTCTAGGTTATAGCCAATACTTCTGAGGTAATTACAAAAACATTGTCCAACACTAATATCAGGGACAGAACCTAGTGGCAAGGTATAACCAGAGTGTTCTAATTCGCTGATGATTGAATTGTTTAATTCTTCAAAGATTGAGAAATAACCAACTTCTATTTTTGTCCTAGCTTTGTAGTAAAGTAGGCGGTCATACCATTCAAGATTGTGCTTAAACTTGCCTGTTGTGGTTTTACCTGTTTCTAGTAACGTCTTAATATGCTGGTTACACCAAACATGAAACCTTGGACTAATCCACTGAGCGAAGGCTATCGCAACGAGAGGATGAACCCACATAGTTTTAATAGCAGGAAAACCTTTGGACTCTACAACAATAAGGGTTTTATTGTTTTCCTGACTTTCCAGGAGATCAGACTCCTGCAAGGCTTTCAGGTATTCCTTAGCATTTTCGGTTGCGATCCAGTTGTCAAACCTTGCATCATTAGCTTTTGCCATTTGGGTAGCGTTGACATACCCGTCGCCATCTCTTTGGGTTATACTGTTTCCTTGATATGATAAATTACTCATTGTGACCTCTCCATTTAGGTTACATCCCCTGTGGTCCCGGTATTCCAGTACCAACCAGCGAGGGGAATTTTTATATAAATATTTTACCATAAATATCGTAATTGCGATTCAATCTGTTAGAATAAAAAACAGTTTTTAATAACAAGAAACAGTGAAGAAAATAAAAGATTTTGACATCAACCAAATACCTACTGAGATAAAGTTAGTACCCGTAGAGGAATTAAAACTTTACCTATTGAATGCAAAAAAACATCCACAATCACAAATAGAATTACTAAAAAGATCAATTGATTTGACCGGGTTCGATCAGCCTGTTGTGGCGAATAAAAGGGATATGTCTATTATCAAGGGTCATGGTCGTTTAGAGGCTGTAATCCAAAAGGGCTGGCCGGTAGTCCCTGCGATAATAGTAGATGTGCCACCGGATGTAGCTGATAAGGCTAGGCTATTAGATAATAAATCCGCTGAGGGTGAATATGATATTGAGAAATTGCTTAAAGAATTGACACGGTTTCAGGATGATATTGATGCTACTGGTTATGGGCGGGAGGAATTAGATAAGTTATTAATGGAGTTGGAGAGTCAGACGGTGGGGATTGAGGTGGTTGAGAGTGAAAATGATAGTGAGACCTTCGTACCAGAGGCAGAGTATGAAAGAGATGCCGAACCAGAAGACAGGGAGCCAAAAGAACAAAAAGAAGGTGTCACAAAGGAAATAGACGTTGATTCTTTTAGTTTTAATCATCAATGTCCTAAGTGTGGATTTGAATATAATGACTAATCCTCACGCATGGTTTATGGCTGATTTAAAGTCAGTTCCCCAAAAAGATATAAAAGTGTTTTCTACTTTTGCCTGTGGTGGTGGCAGTACCATGGGCTATAAATTAGCTGGTTGTCAGATGATAGGTGCTAATGATATTGATCCAGAAATGGCATATCATTACAAACTTAATCTCCATCCTGCATACTATTTTCTGTGTCCTATCAAAGACTTGCTAAAAAAAGACTTACCACAAGAATTATATGAGTTAGACATATTGGATGGTTCCCCTCCGTGTTCTGCTTTTTCTATGGCAGGGAATAGGGAAAAAGATTGGGGCAAGAAAAAGAAGTTTAGAGAGGGGCAATCTGTTCAGGTATTAGATGATTTATTTTTTGATTATCTGGATTTGGTTGACCGATTAAGACCTAAAGTATCTATTGCAGAAAACGTCAAAGGAATGATTCAAGGTAACGCCAAAGGTTATGTCAAGATGGTATTTGACCGATACAAAGAGATTGGTTATAGACCACAATTATTTCTTGTTAATGCTGCTGACTGCGGTGTTCCCCAGAAGAGAGAACGGGTATTTTTTATTGCAATACGTGATGATATTGCTGTTGATAAGTTGGTATTGAATCCTAAGCATAGGTGGATTAGTGCGGGTGAGGCTACTAGTGATTTACAGGTTTTGACTGAGGATGAAAAAGAAAACACTGTTTTTACCGCTAATACAGATTTAAAATGGTGGCCGTTAACCTATCAAGGTGAGAGGTATGAACAAGCGACTATCCGTGCCGGACTAAAACCACAACTTTTTAATCACAATAAATTATGTCTTAAAAATCCGTCACCTTCTTTGCTCGCAAATGAACAGATGTTTAAGCACTGGTCACAGCCAAAGAAGCTAACTCTCAGAGAATGGAAACGACTAGGCTCATTCCCCGACGATTACCAAGCAAAAAACGAGAAAATAGGTAAATACATTATAGGAATGTCAGTACCGCCAAAAATGATGTATGAAGTAGCTAGAGCAGTTATTGAACAATGGTTGACGTAAACAAATAACGACTAGGGGTGCCTAGTCGTTATTAAAATCAATCCATCCACTCTCTTATTAATTGGTTCAGATACTCAGACCTTGATATTCCCTCGGATAAAGCTAAAAGATTTAAAAACTCTTTACACTCCGGCTCTAGGGTGAAGGATACTTTTACTCTAGCGGCGGAGCCTTTCTTTTTGGCTCCAGAGTTGGGGCGGGGTCCCCCACGGTTCTCTATCTTTTTTTTCATTTACTTACCACTTGCCCCTTTTTATAGGCTCGGTTTATCTCAGCAATTATTTTTGGCGGGTGAAAGTGATTCAAACTCAAACAGCCAGTAATCGCCATTTCTACATACAGACTAGCGATAATGTCTCTCAACGCAAAAGCCGGGATGTCAGACAATTTGACATACCCTAACTTGTCTAGGCTAATATTAGATTCCCAGACATCCTCTCTCTCCTCTAATAGAATAAAATGACCATATCTATTGACGGTTGCACCGTATTCGACTCCGCAGATTTCTAGTGTTTTCATTTTGTTTTCCCCTTTTGTGGTGTGGTGAATACCGGACCGAGTGAGGGTCCGGGTGTGGTGTTAGTTAAAAATATCAATGTTTATCTTAGATAAATCATCTCGCCAGTCATCTTTTTTGATCACACCATTACTGATCCGTTCATGGAACTCAACCCCTTCTAAATCAAATCTACCGGGTTCTTCTGATGCAAACAATCGGATGTTTCTTTTAAAACCTAAATCAATTTCTATGATGTCATCGTCTGGACCATGGATGCTTTTCATCCTTTTTGCGTTCACTTTAAATCCTTTTGTCACTAGGTATTCCTTTAAAAGGTTGGCTGTCTTTGCCAAAGAATCCAGTTCAATACTTTTCATGTTGTTTTTCATTTGTTTTTGTCCTTTGTATGTTTAGTGAATACCGGACCGGGTGATGGTCCGGGTGATAAATTTGGCCGGCAGTTTTACCAGTTGATTGTGTTACGCAACTCAGTTTTTACATCTTCTAACGTGGAGTAAAGCATCTCAATTTCGACATCGGATGTACTTTCTTCAATAGCCGATCTTAACTCTTGAATCTCGGCCAACAAATCTTGTTTGGTTTTCATTTTGTTTTGTCCTTTGTATTTAATATCTACATTTCCTATACTAGGCTAACACTTTTGATTTGTCAATACTTTTTCAAAGATATTTTAAGTCTTTTTTAAATCCCTTTGTTCTCAATGGTTTCAAGGTAAAAACAAAATAGGCCCGTCCTGTTTTATGGGGCGGGCCAGCGAGAATTAGATCAGTGATTTAACCTGCCATATATTTCTTCAGTGCGTCGTAGTGCTTAATTCCGCACTCCATATAAGCGGTTTGATTACCCGCCAAAATCCAACTCTAATTGTTTAGGTTCCGGGTTATCTATCGCCTCTAATATCTTGTCAATACTTAACACCTGAGTCATCGCTTCTGTGCTTCTGTTCTGGAGTTTATCTATCGCCGAAGCAAGGGAGTTGAAATTACCAATCTGTTTTAATTTGCTAATCCCTCTCACCTCTTCATCCTTCACTTCTTTGATTAGGTCTGCTGTTAGTTGGCATAATTGGATCACTATCCCCGTCTGAAAGTTGGCAATAGTTTTCTGTTTATCTTGCCACTCCTGTAATTCCTGCAGGTGTTTATCCTGCCATACCTGATCTATTACATCCTGAGAATGAATATCAACGAACTGAAAAGCCTCTGACATTGACTGCCATTCTTTGCTATTAGCCCAACGGGAAATAGTGGTAATAGATACATCAAAAAGACTGGCTAACTTTTGGTAATGCCAGATTTTCGGGTTTTGGAAATGTAATATCGCACATTTTTTAATGCGGTCTTTAGCCACTATTTCCCCTTCTGTTTATTATTCCTTAATAATTGTATTAATCTCTAATCACTGCTTTTCCGTTTAAAATATCCTCTAACTTCACTTTTCCGGTTGCCATGTCTTTACCGGAGCGAACTGACGCACCCTTGGCATAATTGTTTTTGCTACCGGAGGGTGTTCCCATTCCTATATTATTATTATCAGATTTAAAACAAGATTGGTATGATCCAGCGTTCTTTAATTGTTGCATCTTAGAAGCAAGAGATAGTCTAGCTCCCATATTATCCATCTCAACGTTCTCATTCTTATCAACCAAATATAACCCGTCTTCATCCACACGGATAAAAGGTTTTAATCTCCTGGTGATAGTCTGTAATGGATAGTCTTCTACGTCGGTAATCTGTAGGATAGAAGGATCGCCATTTAGCACACCATTAGCCTCGACAAATGCCTGTAAAATAGCTTTTTCTAAAACGATTTCTTTCTTTTCTGCCTCTAACCTTTGTTTCTCCTGCCTCTCTTGGGATAATTCTAATTGTAAACCTGACACTACTTGTTTCGCCGCCTGTTGATATGTTACATCAGGAGCCTCTGGTCTTTTCTCTTGTGGAGTGACAACATCAGGAGCGGTCGGTTTATCACCCCCCAATGAAAACATTTCAAACTGTTGTTGTAATTGAGCTAACTGCTTCTGCTGTGCGTCCTGTTGTCTTTTTAACTCCTTATTTTCCTTTTCTAATTGCTTACCTCGGTTTCTTTCCTTAATCATCGTCATTTTAGTAACTTCTAATTGTTCCTCTAGGGAACGCTCGGAGGGTGCTTCTTCTAAGTTAGAATCGTCGGCTATTTGATTTTCTTCCATAGTGTTTTAATGTTATGATTTATCAATGATTATAATACATAAAAAGGTTATATGAGCGATACTAACAAAGATTTTCCCAATTATGAATCATTATTTTACCGTGAGGCACACAAGAAATTAGAGTTTGTAGATGATATGTACGAGGGTCGGAGTGTCTGGTATTCTCCACTTGAGGGTATTTATAATGGCGAAAAAATTATGCGTTATCTGCCCAGAGAGTCAGGGGAGCCTAGCGATCAATACCACAAAAGAATAGCTAACTCTTATTTTCGTAATGTATTTAGAGATTCAATCCAAAGTACAGCCGGGTTCCTAAACTTTGTATTAAATGAAGACGTATTAGAGTCACTGTTAGAACATAAAGACAATATAGATGGTAAAGGGAATAGTATTGAAGTCTTTTTTCAACAAGCTGATATTGCCTCTCTAAAGCATGGATTCTGCCTGATACTAATAGATTATCCCACTGAAACACCTAGCACCTTATATGAATCAAGACAGTTAGGACGACGACCTTATTTAGTGTTGATAGAGAGAAAAGATATTCCTAATGCTAGAACGAACCCTAATCTCCAATCAAGAGATAATCCAATCACCCAATTAACTATTGAGCAATCTTTAATAGTAGAAGACGGACCATTTGGGGAAAAGGTAATAGAGCAATACCGGGTGATCGGCGATCAATGGTATCAGGTATGGGAAGAAGAGGAAAACACTGAGACCCCTGTCTTGATAGAAGACGGTAAATACTCCCTGCCAGTTATGCCTATTGTTGTATATGCCTTGACCGGCGTATCTCAAAACCCGTTTGAGTCGCCCATTCCTCTTTATGATTTAGGAGAGATGCAGTTACAGCTATTTCAGAAATCAAGCAATAAAGACGACCTTATCCACAAATTATGTCCGTTCCTTCAGATAAAAGAATTAAGTCCGGGTGCTTTAGGGGATGAAGCAATAACTATTGGCTCCAATATGTACATCAAGAATTGTGAGGCATCATTTATTTCACCCGGTCCTGAAGCTATTGGTCCGATGCAGAATGACATTGATAAATTAATTGAGGCGATGAAGTTAAAAACTTTAGCGTTTCAGACTGGTAACGCCAGGACAGCTACTGCCACCGAGATTAGTAGAGACACTGCATCATCAGAAGCTAACCTGGTTAACATGGCAAAAAACAAAGAGTCAGCTATTCAGTCAGTATTTAATATTTGGGCGTTATGGGAGAATAAACCGGGTAAAGGCGGGACGGTTAAGGTTAATTCTGCTGTATTAGAAAAGCAAATTGACTTAGCTAAAGCGGAGTTATACAGAGGATTGAACGATAAAGGCATCATTAACACGGAGCAATACTTATCTCTATTAAAAGAGGGTAAATGGTTGCCAGATGATTTTGATTTGGAAGAGGAAAAACAAGTCTCGCCGTTGGCTACTGATTTGATTCCTTGGTATGACTTATTGCTTAAATATAATGTTCTTACGCCCCAATCTGTAGCTAAGGGGATTAGTGAGGGATTGGATTTGCGGACTATTTTGGGTGGGGAAGAGAGTCAAACAGAAGACATTGACAAGGGCGATTTAGTGGAAATACCTGTTGATCAGAATGGGGCTGATGTTAATTAGTCAAAAAAAAGGAGCCGGTTAAGACTCCTTTTTTTCTCTCTATTCTTTATGGACGCTCAAAAGCAGGGGCAATAACCTCCACCTCGTCACTAAACACTGTGGACCGTTCCCATCCGTCGTAATTAACAGGGATGTTCTTTATTTTTCCCGCAAAAGTCATAAATATGACTACGTTTAATCCTACCGCAGTACCAAAACTAGTGCGGTTATAAGTCCACCCTGGAGGAGCGGTAGGGAAAACAAAACCATACTCAAATTGATTTTCTGGGAGAATCTCAAGCAATCTCTTTGCTTGGGATTCCAGTTGATTCTTGATACCATCGAGTTCTGATTGCTTTACTTTCATTGTCTTGTCCTTTGTATGTGAATTTACTTGTTTAAACCTTACCAACCCAGTTGAAGACTTTAATTCAATAAACTAGATTGGCTTACCAGGCAATATCTTTTTTGCCTATAAAACTATTAAAACACAGATAACCGTATTTTACAAGAAATTAACCTATTATTCTTTTTTATGCGTTCCCTGTAAAACATAAGAAAATATTATCAATAACGTATTTATTGGGTTTGAGACATTTTGCTTCGTGTTTTGCTGTTTCAATCGGGCCTAAAGTTAAAACAATCAACCTCACCCAAGAAAACATCCTGCCTTGTGTCTAATTTCATTCGCCACGATAGCGGATCGCATAGTCCTATATCTGGTATGGCTTTGATGGCTGACAAAAAGTGTATTTAGCTAAAATAGATCAAAAAGTAAAGAAATGTAACGCCGACGGGAAAGGTACATCCTAGCCGTCGGTATTCGTTGCGAATAGCGTTCATTCACGCACCCGCCGGATCGCTAAAAGTCTTTCTAGTGTTGAATCCTAGGGATGACAGAAAATGCTTTATAATATATATACCAAATCTGTAAGAGAGAAAAAGAGAAATCATCTATTGGCCTAATGTAATTATTTAATCTTTGGGCCGGTCGAGTAAATTCTCTAGCAAGGAAATTACCCACGCTGTCCAGCCAAAAAAGAGGACATACCCTAAACCAATCGGAATTGGGTAGTGATGAACGTTGGTTAATTCAAAGACGACCCAAAGGAAAGTAGAACACTCGATCATCTGGCAATAGGAACAGCCGGTTAATTCTTTCAGGATTGGGTGTAGATTTGCGAGATAAGCCCTTTGATTGTCGAATAACTTGTATTCCCACATCAGCCACCTTAGACCGTAGCTACAGACAAATAAATCAAACATTCTCTTTTTGGGCTATTAACTTGGCCAACTCAACATACAAAATATCAACTTCATCCTGAGTAAGGATGACTTTACCTCCGTAATCATCGGTTAACCTGACATTGCCAGCGGCGGTCATGCTTAACTCAGGGCAACAACTGCCACGACGGCATAATTTAATTGGAGTAGTAATATTAATCATAATTAGTAGTAAATCCGTAATATCTAAGAGTGTGCATAGCCTGTGAAAAATTTAAGCCCAAATATTCTGCCGTCTCTTCGTCAAAAGGATTTTTAACCTCTTGACCGGCAAGCACAACCCAATACCCGGCAGGACCACGAAAGAAAACTTGACTATTAATAAAGTGTTTAAATTCTTCTTTGGTGGGAATAGATGCCAGGTAAGATTGCAATATTTCTATTTTACTAAGTTTCTTTTTTCTCATATTTAGGTACGCTAAATCCTAAGTATTTCAATGTTATCAACGATTCTTTAATATCCTTTCCTAGATACTCTCCTTCATCTCCCCAATGTCTAGCTTCGACCGGCATAGCCCACCAACCTTTCCTTGGGCGGTATTCTGCTTCAAAAAGCCAGTTATCGTTATCTTCATCATAATATTCACTGTCAGGATCAGCTTGGTTGAGAATAGATTGTAATAATTCAGTCTTATTCATGGCGATAACTTAGCCTTCCCTAATCTATTTTTCTGATACCATTCAGCCACTTGCGGGACCCACTCTTGAAAGTGATTCCACATCAGCTGACACAATATTTGTATTTCTAATTGTGCATCTTTTTTAGATCGTAAATCCAAAAAGTGCATGAGACTACGGCAATTAAAACTAACAACAAAGTGTTGACGGTAGTCAAAAGGTAGTTTACCTCTGGCGTGTTCCTCAGACATTCCATACTCATTAATATCTTTATAATATCGTTTAGCTGATTCCATGCACCACAGCAGATCATTTACTCTTTGTTCTTCTGAGTAATGATACTTTTTGCCACTCCGATCAGAATAATCACCGACGGGTCTCAGGTAGAATACTGATTCAATATCTTTATCGCCGGTGGCAACTTCTAATACTTGGTCTGATGTATATCGAAAACTTTGCACATCAAAACTAGCTATCCTATGTCTGGTAGCCTGTTGCATGACTGAGTGAGGGAAGTACCCACAATTTAAAATAATATTAATATGCTCCAGAGGACCCCAATGTCCTCTATCGCCGGCTAATAATCGGTTGACAATTATTTCCCCACACTTTTCCTCGCTAGGGATTGATTCGTTAATAGCCACTAATTCAGATGAATAATCCTGGTGCATTGCTAAGTATGCGGATTGTTGTGGGTTAACGGTTTTGGCTATTGATTGGACGGTAAAATATTTATCGGTAATCATTCGTCAAAAATTTAATATCTGCCACTATTCTAATACGAAGAAAGACAAGAATCAATCACCCTTATTTGCAAACAATATCCATTAATTTATCTATCGTCTCTTTCCCCGGTTCCCCATGAAACGGCACGCCATCAGTCTTTTCAGCATAGAATAATTCACCGCCCGATGTAATGCCACTAATCTCAATTAAATAATCTTTAGTATCACAATCAATCCATCCTAAGAAATCATGATAATTAGAGCTATTAGTAACAGGCAATTGAATCGTCCGATAGATAAATTTAAAATGTCCTGGTGATTTATCAGGTCGGGGCTGCATCCATATTCTGGTTACTCTATCTTCTTCTTGATGAAAGTCTAACCATTGTTGGTAAGGGGATGTGATTGAGGCAGCGAGGATTGCCACAATAAAATTTAATACACGCATCGTTTATTATTAATATGATACCTGTCACTATTTTAATATAGTGATAGGCACTAATCAACTGATACTAAAAGAGGCAGCTAACATGAAACTATCCACAATTATTTTATCATCAATTATTGCTTTAGTTCCGTTGAATGTTTTGGCACAAGGAAATTGGCAAGGATACCCTCAATGGGCAAGGCAACGGTCTAATCCGCCTCAGTTTGTAGTAGTAGGGGATGACTCGATAGATGTGTTTTTAGTTGATAAAAAATTGATCCCTCTAGGTAGTGATAAATACGGTTTTATCACTAGAGAACAAAGAAAACAAAGAAGTAAGTCTTTGTCGTTTGACTATCATGAGTTTTATGGTGTCATGTCTTGTAGTACTGGAGAATACGACTTAATTGGCTTTGTAACAGGTGACAGTAGGGGCGGAGTAGAATGGTATAAATATTCTCCAGACCCCTTATGGCGTTCAACTACATTGCCGGATTCTCGCCATATAGATTTTATTCATAGACGAATTTGCCCTAAAAGTTAAAATCTATTTTTATTCGCTTTTGCCAAATCAGTTAACACTTTTCTGGCATCGCCTGTCGGGTCGCTAGAAATAATAGTAACGCCACCATAATTAACGTTAGTAGTATTCTGTTGAATCCCTGGTCCTGTGGGTCCTCCTGGTCCTACGGGATTATTTGCGTATTCTGGAGTCGCTTTTGGCGTTGTATTTTGGCTTGGCTGTCCTTCTGGTACGACTACAGATTTAAGGGCTGTGATCAAATCTTGCATCGCAGTGGTATTTTTTCTGGTAGCATCGTTAGCGTCTATCAATAGCTCATTGTTTAAGTCTAATGGCTGATAGGTTGCTTCTTGTGTCTCAGGAATATTGGCTATATCTATTTTCCCAGGTGTAACATCTTGGGCAATGTTTCTAAATAGATTATCAGTGCTACCACCTTTAAGCATAGCCTCTACTTCCCTATTCAAATCAAAACTAGGTGCATAGCCAAAACGTTTAGGTTCTCCTGCCAATAACTCATCCACACTTTTTCCAGCAAATCGAGGTGTTCCAGGATATTTAGCGGGGTCTCCTTCTGGTTTGTAACCTGCTTCTGCACTACGTCTTCTGGTTTCATTAATAGCATTAGCGTTGTCTATCTCTTGGTTATATCGCTCCATTGACTGATTAACACCTAATGCAGACTCGGCACTTTTACGTCTGTCCGCAATCCCTGTCAAGTTTGATGTGGCATCTTTTACTGCTTGATTAGCGTCCGCTTCGTTTTCTGTCCCCTTAGCCTGTAAAGCCAACATCTTAGCCTGAAGAAGAAGTGCCTCGCCTTGCAGTTGCAACTTATCAAACTCTATCTGCAATAAAGTCTTTTGCATATTCTGTTCAGCGAGTAAAGAGTCCATCTTTTGATTAGCCAATGTCTCTTCTAATCTTAGTCGCTCAGAGTACATCTTTTTAGGGTCTATATTTTTAAGGTTATCAATACCTGTGTTAGCTTTTAATTGTTCCTGCAATTCCTTCATTAAGATAGGATTTTCTGCTGGATCAGTGACTTTTTCTGTGCCGTTAATTTGATCAAACAAATCAATGCCACGGTCTATGATACCGCCCCGTTTTTCTAGTACATTAGTCTTTGCACTATTGATAGCTTTATTTAATTCATTGATGCTATCTAACCGTTCTTTCTGTTTATCCAGGTATGAATTAGCCGTTTTTAATTTGCTATTAATCGTGTCCTGAATCTTGGCATATTTCTCAGCCTCTAACGTCCCTTTATGCTCTAATGCTAACTTTGTTCTTTGGGTGTCATGTAACCGAGACATTGACTGCCCCTGTTGCAATACAACTGAAAGGCTCTCGTTAGCTAGACTCAACTGTTGCTGTGCCAGGGCAATAGCATCGCTATTACCTGATTGATTAGCTATTAACGCAGTATTTTTAGCCTGTAATACAGCCAATCTACTTTCGTTTTCGGCTTTCCGTTGACCTAATATTTCTCTTTGTTGTTCTATCTCTAAATTACGGACATTGGCTTTTAATTCGATACCTAATGTTTTCAATCGTTTAGAGGCAATAGCGTCATCAAACTGAGAGCGAGACTTAACAGATTCAATGGATGACGAGCCTATTTCATCGCTTAAAGTTTTAACTCTCTCCATTGATACAATCTCATTCTCTAAACGTTTCTTAGTTATTTCGACTAAAGCCTGTTGTATCTTATGTTGAGAGTCAATTACGTTCAACTGGTTTTCAATTGCTTTATTCTCTAATTGAGTGGCGTTCAACATCTGTTTTTTGTACTCTAGCGACTGGCTTAATAGATTCAATCGTTTAGTTAAAACAGCCTCGTTTAACTCTTGTTCTGTCGCTAATATCTTATCTTGTAGGTCTTTGGTGGGGTTGAGAATACCTTTCATCCCCACAAGTTTGCTTGTTAAAGATGTAATCTGTTGGTCCTGACCTGTATTAGTTTCTTGATTGTTAAAGATAGAGCTAGTTAAGTCGCTAGTCCCGCCTGATACTAACATCCCACTTAATTGTTCGGGATTGTTTATCTTCGCCTTAATTGCATTTAGTTTATTAAGTCTATCTTGTTTTTCTAAAGACTTTTCAATAATGCTTATCTTTTCTTGTTCATTGGCTTTTAATACAGCCAATTCTTGTTCGGCTACCGATTGATTAGCTTGTGCAATTTCCAGGTTAATAGTACGTAATCTTTCTTGGTATTTCTCGGCAGATAATTCTTTTTTAGCGAATGCTTTTTGTACTTGAGATAAAGAATCTTGTGCTACATCTACCGCCTTCTTAGCATTGTCTAAACCTATTTCTGCGGATTGACGGTTAATAGTAGAATCAGATACTTGCCCCGACATTTGAGATTGTGCTAATTGGGTTAATGCTTCGGCGTTTAATATGGCATTTTTATTATTAGATACATCTCGCATTCTATCCAACATAGCCAAACGATAGTCTTCAATCGCCCGCATCCGTGCCATTTCTGCTGTGGTTAATTGAGATTCTTGCTGTGCCTGAGTGATTAATAATTGGCGTTTCTTTTGGATGTATTCATTTAATAATAAAGGACCTTTTCCTCCCGCATAAGCCTCTTCTAATTCAGACAACTCTGATTTAGTGTTTTTAAGTTGGTTTTGTACCTCTACTAATCCATTTTTGGCTTGAGCTAATGACTCGTTATTGGTTAAGAACTCATCAGTCCTAAACTTACTAATAGAGCTTTTTGTAATAGCTTTGGTTCGACCAGAGTTGGCTATTTCTGTATTAGCATCACGGGATTCTTTGATCCGTTGTAATGCGTTCATTCTGGCTTGAGAAATAGCCCTAATATAAGATATTTCCTGCTCGACTAATTGTTGTTTTAGTTGAGCGTCTTCTGTTAATAAAGCCCGGCTCTTAGTGGTATATTGCTCTAAACTTAGCTTGCCTTCAAAATAAGCCTGCTTTAGACTCTTCATTGCCAAGGCATTATTCTCTATGTCTTTTTGTACCTTGATATATTGCATCCCGGTTGTCTTGACATTGAATTTGTCCTCCGCCCCTAGATCAGACCGTAAACCTCTAGCTAATTGGTTATTCGCTCCGGTCGTAGCATTACTTAGATTACGTTGGTCTAATTGTTTTATTTCATCTATAGCATCTTCGTAGATGGCTAGATAGTGGGCTTGTCTGGCTTGCCTGATATTGTAAATATCATCTACAGATTGTTTTTCTAGCTCTAAATTCTTTAACCGTTCATCTCTTAAAGTAGCCTCTGCTGTTAGTGCCTGTTTTAATTGTTCTTGCCCTTCTTTAGCGTAAAGTTCGGCCAGCATATTAACTTCTTCGCTAGTAAGTTTTCTTCCACGTTTTTCTTCTTCTGCACCTATTAATTGATCAGCCGCTGTTTTGGTAGGGTTTAAAGCCAAATTTGTTTCCAATTCCTTCATCTTGGCTTTTCTTTCTTTTAACAACCTCTGAGTGTTATTGTACTGTTCTTCTGCGGTTCTTAGTCCTGTATTCGTGTCATTAAATTGATCCGTTGAGAATCCTTTTACTTGGAGTTGTGCTATCTCTTTTAGTTTGCTGGCATTGATGGCGTTAATACGTTTTTCTACACTAGCAAAAGCAAATCCTAACTCCATCATTGCCATAGCTAATTTCTTGGTGTTATTGAATGCACCGGCTTTAGCTTGCTCTTGTTGGTAGAGGTTTAATGCTTTAGTGGTTTGGTCAATATCTCTAGCTACCCCTGACATTGACTGAGGGTCATGACCAGGAGTTCTCAGGAATGCCTCGGCTGCTTTTCTTTTTTCTTTGTCATCAGAATTTTGGTCAAGAATAGCCTGATTATATTTATCTAGCTTTTCTTGGTCGTCTTTTAACGCCTGTCTTAAACCAGATTCTTGTGCATCTAAAGGACCCAGTAAATCTTGTTTAGCTTTTTCCGCTAGTCCTATTTCTTTGGTTAGTTTTTGGGCTGTTTCTACATCGGCGGGGTCTAACACTGCTTGTTGTGCTTTTAATCCTTTGATTTTCTTTTCTAGTTTTTCTATTTCTGCTAACGGACCTGACTTACCAAATTTGTATTGCTCCATTGTTTGTTGGATAGGATTGTAGAAGTTTTCATCTCTTATCCTAGATAGTTTTTCTCTTTCAATTATTGCCTTGTCTCGTTGTCTAGCTCCCCCGCCTAATTGAGAACGATCGATGTTGTATAGAGCGTCAATAGCCGCCCCTATTTCTTCTTGTGATACAGGTGCTTTTCCTTCTTTCGCCCGTTTCTCGTTTGCTTTTTTAACTGCCTTGTCTAACCGGCTGCGTGAATCCATCCCGACTAATCCCAAAGCGTTTTCTCCCATTTCTAGCCACCAATTCCCACTTGATGCTATTTGGTTACTAGGTTTGACATTGGATAATGCCGTCATAGAATCAAGAGACGTTTTGATAGCTTCGTTTACTCTGTCAACGTTTGACTCTATATTATTAGCCCATTGGTCGTAAACAGTTGATTTGCCAAACTCTGCCTGGAATTGCTTAAATATTCCTATCCCTATTTCTATCGATAGAGTAAAAAGTGCCGTCTTCGCAAAAAAGACAAGCAGCATTTTTCCTATAGTAGCCAAGGCTACAGCCCATCCTTTGTAGAAAAGACTAGCCGACATCCTGCCTGCTACGGCTGTCAACCCCACTTTCTCTGTTAACTTCCCAAAAAACCCCATTAAAACAGATACTATTTTAGAAAAAGAAGTCAGTCCTTTCCCCATAGCAAGGACCGCCCCAGTTATAAGAAATGGCATTTTTAGTAAAAAGATAGGGACCGTTTCATTAGCCTTGTTTAAAGCAACCGTTCCCATTTTTGTAATCAACTGGTGAATAGGCCCTATAACTGATCCTATCGTTATCTGTAGTTCAGTTAGTGCCGTGTTAAATCTTTCAATATCAGACGCAAGTGATTTTGTTCCACCAGATAAACCACCTTTTGTCTCAATATCTAATTGTTTAGCAAATGCAGGCAAAAAAGTTGTTGATGCCATATTCCCTGTCGCCATCAATTGAAACAACTCTTTTTCTGTCATTTTCATAGCTCTAGCCGCTATCTGGAACGCACCAGGAATACGCTCGGCCAATTGCCCTCGCAATTCTTCTGCTGAAACAGAGCCTTTTCCTGCCATTTGAGATACGGCGAGAAAAGAACCCTCTATTTCGTCAGATGTCATGCCAAACACCCTCCCCGCTTGAGTTATGCTTTTTGTTAGGTCGTCTGTTGTTTTTCCTTCTAAAGATGTGTTGCGGGTTGACGCAGCCAATTGTTTGTATCCCTTCCCTATTGTTTTAAAGCTCACGCCCATTTCATTAGATAACGACTTTAATTCTTTTATCTTTTTAGTTCCTTTCTCAGCTGAACCTTCAAGAAAATTGATAGCTAAAGACATGGATTGAAACTCTATAGATAAAGCAAGTCCTGCCCCGGCAAAAGACTTTATCTCATCGAGAAAAGGTATTCTGCTTATGGCAAAAATGGCAGCCAATGATCCCGCTAAAGGAATGATACCTTGGAGCAAAGACGGTAATTCTGTTATTCCATCAGTTTGAGGTAAAATGTCTTCTTGTTGATGTACTCTGCTTATATCCGGCATTTCAATATCAATAGACCCATTTATACTTGATTGCAGGCTTTTAATTTGATCTTCTATCTCTTTTATTTGCTCTTTTGTTTTAGAGCCTACTGTATCTAACCGGGAAAGACTGTGGATCATCTCATCAATTTTGTTCAGCTCAGTGGCTTTTATTTGGATATTAAACCTTTGGTCTTCTATCTCTTTTAGGTCAACCAAAGTTTCTTCTATTTCATCCCTTATTTTCTTTATCGCTGTTTCCTCTATCTCCTCGTCCATTGATTTATATAAGCTATCAAGCCTATTTTCTGTTGTCACTAGAGCCTTATCTAGTTGTCCTGAAGAAACAAGCATTTTTTCCCATTCTTGGCTGGTTTGTCTTGACATTTTTGAAATAAAATCAGGCAAGCTATTTTGACCAAATGAAGACTTATTTGAAAACAAAGCCTTGGATACATCTATTTGCAGAGATATTTTTTTTCCGGTCTTCTCTATCTTGTTTTTTATTTTTTGTACAAAAATATCCGCCTTCTTTATGGCATCTGAAACATCAAACCAACGAGAGGAAACGGAACTCATCTTTAATGTTCCGACGGATAAACCCTTTACTATCTGTTCTCCTATCCATTTGAAGACACCAGAAGGTGAATTTATGTCTAATACATCTTTCGCTTCATTGACTATGGTGTCTCCTATCTCTTTTCCTAGTCCGTCTATTCCTTCAGTTTCGACCCCCTCTTTTACTCCTTTCGCAATGTTTGCACCTACTTCTTTAAAATCGTCCCCCTCTCCTAAAAACAACCACCTTAAACTTCCCCCTATTGTATTTAAGTCTTCTTGTAACTCCGAAAATAAAACAGGAATTTCTTTGCTTACGTTATTTACTATTGTTTTTATATGAGCTTTTATAAAGTTATCTACATCTTCCGTCAATTCTGATAGCAATGTTTTGATTAAAGACCTAAAACCCTTTAGACTTTTTTTTATTTCTCCTGAAAACAATGCCGTAATAGGGGCAAGAAGTTTTTTGGGGTCTATCTCTAAGTCTTTTCCTATCTCTGAAACAAAAACACTTATGTTTTCGGAGAAACCTTTTTTAAGCCCGTCAACAAGAAAAGAACCTATCTGCTCAAACACTTTTGATGGTGAATTTATTTGTAGAGCGTCTTTTGTTGACTCTGTTATTTCTTCTCCTATCGTGTTCCCTATGTTTTGCAACAAAGGTATTTCTATTCCATTCATTATTCCCTTTATTATATTTGCTCCGATCTCTTTTACGGAGTCTATACTTAAGTTGCTAAAAAAATCATCTATATCTTTATCTAACTGAAGCAAAGCAGGCTCTATCTTGTCAAAAGATTCTGTGAGTAAAACAGGAAAATCTCGAATAAATCTTTTTACTTTTGTCTGTGTTTTTTTAAGAAAGAAATCGAGGTTTTCTGTTAAGTTTTTGTAAAAGAAAGAGAAATTATCTGGTGCATTGTTTATATCTTCTATTATTTTATCTGTCCATACTTTTATGCTCATTCGTAGTTCAGAAAAAGAAGCGTCTCCAGTTACTGATAACTTATCTAATCCAATAGACAATCCTTCAACTATATAGTGACCTATTTGTTCAAATACTTTCGATGGAGAATTTATCTGTAGTATTGTTTTTATTCCTGTCACTAAGGATTCTCCTATTGTTTTCCCTATATCTAAAAGAAAAGAAGTATCTACCCCGTTTAATATCCCATCTACAATATTTTTTCCTATTGCTTGGAACGATGAAATATCTAATGATTTCATCGAATCAGACAAAAGGCTAGACAGATTGATTCCTTTATTTATTGGTTCGCTTCCGTCTATTTTATTACTGTTTTCTTCTTCTTTTTTGGGACCGTCTTGCTGTTCAGAGACTACCCCTCTCATCTGCTTCAACCTTGACATCGTAGCGTTTATTGACTGGTTAAAGTTTTTCCCATTTACTTTTAGTCCTTTTGTGTCAAAAGATTTTACATTTTTTTCAATGGTATTGATGAAATTGTTTAATGACTGTATTGCTTCTTCTCTATCTCCCGCTGATAACTCTAATCTATCTTTGAAAACTAATTCAGTCGCTCTCAGTTGTCTTTTTGCTTCCTCTATTACCATGAGAGCTTTTTCCTGTGGAAGACTAGGCTTTCCTTCTGATTCCACGGGTTTTGGGTTGTCAAACAACTCAATCAAGTCTAATTCTTTTTTTTTCTCTGATATGCTTGTCGCCAATCCTTTCGCTTCTTTTTTGACAGAGGAAAAACTAGATGCCACTGTGTCCATTACAGCTTCGATAGAAGGAGTGTGGAATACTCTTTGAAAAGACTCTGATCCGCTATTAAGAACATTTACAAAGTTAGAAGCGGCATCATTCATTTTTTTTGTATCTATATATTGAGATGCTACGTCTACCACTCCTGACAAGACAGTATCGAGTGCCTTTTTGAATGGTTCAGCCGCTCCTTTTTCTTCTATTTGTTTTCCCGCTCTACTAACTAATACTAAGTTAGCTGACTGCATTGTGTTCTGTAAAGTGTCTTTTATTATACTGAATCCATTTATTTTCTTTACTTCTTTTGTTATCTCTTGTGTCATCTTTTCGCTAGATGTGTTGATTGCATTAATCAGCAACCCAAATTTTTCTGTTAAAATATTTTCTAATCCAGATGACTGTCTTGTTGATTTCTCTGTTTGATTGATACTTCCTTGAGTCGTGGTGCGTCCGGTTGTTCTATTGAAATTTCTACCAGATATATTTCTTTTTATCTCTTTTAGATTTTTCTGATCTACCGAGAAAAATAAAGGAATAGGAGTGGCAAACGATTTGTTTATAAATATTTTGGCGTTGTTCACACTCTCTTGTGAAGGAGTTATGTCTATTCCTTTTATTTTTTTTATACTATTATCTAATTCCTTTAACGTCTGCTCAATCCCATCATAATTAAGATCAACAGCAATCTCAACGCCACCTACCATAACCATAATTACCAACTCCCCGCAATACCAATAATTACTTCTATCTTACATATTTCAGGCTGATTTAACAAGCTATTTTGCCTATTTCTAAAACAATTTTTAACTTGATACGGCAAAGCATCAATCAATAACTCCGATGCCTCTAACGTATCACTTTTTAAATCCCATTGTTTAAGATATATTTGCCATAAATAATCACGGGAATAACCGGCTAATATTTGGTTGACTCTCGCTTCAGGATAATAAATAACAACCTCTATTCCCTCACCTGTTTTAGTACCTTCTGGCGGGAATACATCGTTACCTAAAATAGGATTAATAGCTACAGCATCTACTATGACTCCACTAGGTAAAGTATAAGTAGTCAATAAATCCTTTAAATTAGAAATACAGCTAGACTTAATCGCCATAGCTGTATCAGAAAAATAATTAGCAATGTTGCTCATAATTTTGCCTTTAACTTCACCACAAAATTGTCGAATGGATCGTATCTCTCAATCCCTTTGTCCGGCCAGTTTCTACCAGGGATAAACCGACCGGACCAGGTAGTAAAACCAACAAAAACATCACCGGCATAATGGTCTCCAGTTTCAGGATCGACCGGGTCCCATCGCCAGGATGCTTTTGCTTTATTTCCTTCTGTTGATAGCTCTAATTGTTGAGATTCTTTTAATCGACCAGACCAAATAATATCCTGGTTAAATACCCCTATGTCGGCAAAAGCATTAGCATCTGAGATGACCGCCTCAAATTCCATGCCAAGCTCTTTAATAGTCTCTTCAAATGATTCAGTGATCATTCGTTTTAACTGTGCCAAACCTTGATAATTAATTTTAAACTTGGATTGTTTCGGTCTTCTCACGATACTCGCTCCCAAATCTCATCTAATACAAACTCATCAAATACAGATGGTATTTCTATATCAAAGTGTTCCCTAGTATCAATGCAATAAACTCTCTTACTGCCTTGTACTCCCTCTATTAGAGCAAGTGGAAACTTAATATAGTTGTCAGTCACATTAGGGGAAAAGATCACCACACCCGGAGCCATTAACGCTCTTAAATGTTTGACTGGCACTGCATGATCTGGTAAGGTATCGCCCTGAGTTAATTCATCGTGAGGTAGCCATCCTATCACCCAATTAGGTAATTTCTTTTCCCTCAATAATGACTTGACGACCCGACACAAGATAGGTGAAAAGCGTTGGTCAGAAGGACGGAATAAGCAAAAGTCTTTTGGGCTGGTATAAGGTGGTTTTGTCTTCTGAGAGTTGACATAAACAGAAGTTAGCTGTGCTATTGCCAATTCCTGTAAATGTAATTGTTCTCTTGCTAATTCCTCTCCTTCCCTCAACGCCTGAAGTATTAACCCTCTTGACTGATACCCGAACTCACCATAACTAAATCTTCTGTCATGGGGCCAGTACCGTTGGATTCTCCAGTAGATTTTTCCCCAGTCGGTAGGCTCTTGTCTTTTGTATTTGAGGACTTGCTCTTTCTGGGGGATGATGATTTTCCCGATTCCTCATCTACTGCCACCTCCTGCTTACCAGCGGATTCAGTATTAAAAAACTTAGCCAATGCCTCAACTACCTGTTTTGGTAATTGCTTGATGTCTTCTAACGTCCATCCGTTGATGTCATCAATCTGTTGTTCCAAAATAGATACTTCTACTTTTTCCTCCTCAGTATAATCACGACCAGCAGATTTGGCTTTAATCTCTTTAATGCGAGCCTCAATCGGACCTAACAATCTAGGGTAGATGACATAAGCACCAAAGAGAGACTTACTAGCAGAAGCTAAGATAATCTCAGTATTTAGCTCAACGATTTTACCGGTATATTCACCTCTGATTTTATCGTTTTCTTTTTCTAATTCCTTTTCTTCATCAGTCGTTATATCTTGAGTAGGAATAATAACTTTTAAGGCACGGTCAGCAGTTACCCCTTTTTCTCGACTAATCAAAGCAGCTAAGTCTAATAATAATCGTGTTTCATCTTTGACATTATGTTCTTGTAATAATTGCTGATATTTGCTGTCTTCTAATACGGTAATATCATTTCTACTCTCAATTTCAAAGCTATCACCGTTTTTAGTGGTAAGTGTTACGAACTCCGATGTGGCTCTTGTTTTAAATGGAAAACCCATAATTTATCCTTTTTATTCGTTTCAATCTGAAAGTTTAGCAGTCAGAGAAATGACTCCAACTGCTACCTATTATAATACCTTGATGTGTTACAGAGCAGGTAAAGGATATTTACCAGGCTCTAACCAACGAAGCGGTGCTCCATCCAATTTCAAAGTAATACTACTCATAATAGGACTTTCTGCCGGTGCATCAATGGGAACACCTTGATCAGGGAAAAAGAATCCTTCAATTACGTCACCATGATCATAACCGTCAAAGTCAGGACAGGCGGGTTTGGGATAGGTGATTCTTGCCCATACCATTTCATTGTTTCTAGCTGCGTATTCTAAAATACGCCAAGCTGGTAACGTCATCCAGCAGTATCCTTCTAGCTGGAAACTACCGCCTTTTGTGGTAGGAGTAGAAGACTCCCAGCCAGCTTCATCTAATGTTTGCATAGCATTAGATTGGTTTGATGGTTGCCAATTACAGGAGCTACGACCAGGGAATGTTACAGGAAAAGTAATCAACGATCCGCTAGGAATATCATTAGCCAATGCCACTACGGTTAAACTAGTTGCACCAATAGCCACATCAGCGGTGATTTTAAAGTCAACCTCTTTTCCTGTCGCTGGATCGGTTGCTGTCGCCCACATTGGTGCTAAAATAGGTTTAGTCAATGCTGGAGAAAAAGCAACTGTAATAGTCGTATCACCTGCATCTGCAACAGCTCCGGTTGTGGCTACTGAAACAGGAGCGGGAGTACGGGATAAACAGTCATGTTGAGGATATATCTCAATCTTTGTGCCGGCTCCAGTTGATTTATAGCGATTAGCCATATTTACCTCATATTTAAAATGAAAAGGAATTTATATGACAACTCTCATTATTTCTAAAGGTGATGTATCTGTTACTATTGGCACTTGGTGTAATCCTATTATTTCCACTACTTACACTTTTCTAC